AGTTAATTTTAAAAAATATAGTTACTCCAGATGATTGGGATAGAATGTCAGAGCACATTCAATTTGACTTTCTTTATGATAATCATTTTGCAGAACTTAAAGAAGCAGAATTGATGAATGAACGTTTGAATGTTATGGAGAGGATTGAACCTTATATTGGCACATATTATTCAAGAGATTATGTAAAGAGAAAAGTGTTGCGTCAAACTGATGAAGAAATAATTGAAATGGATAAAGAAATGGAAAAAGAAAATGAAATGGGAACTGGTGTTCCACTTGAGACACAAAACGCTATAGCGATGGGTCAACAAAATGATCTTGGAAAAAATCCAACTGAACCAGATTTAGAAAATAAAAAAGGTGGTGACTCCACTGAAGCACCTGGCATAGACATCAAGAAGGCAAAAATATGATACATATTTTAAATTTTTTTGCAGTAGCACTAATGTGGGTACAAGTTCCAATGTGGCATGACGATTGGTCTAAATGTGCTGTTGATGTACCAGACGCAGCGTGTCATTGGTATGTTGCAAACGCTGATAATACTTTTGGAGATGGATTTGATTGGGAAGAAGCACCATGGTTTGACGCTAATGGATTGTCAGATGTCGCTTCCATAGATAAAGAAACAGTAGTACAGAAGTTACAAGACACTAAATAAGTAATATATAACTAAAAAAACTATGGATTCTGCCGAGCTTGTAGATATGGTGATGAACGATGCTCCTGCATCTGAAATTTCTGACTACATTAAAAGTTTGATGTATGCGAAAGCAGGGGAAAAATCTGACGCTATGAAACCTGAAGTAGCAGATGCATACTTTGGAACTAAAGATAACGAGGAACAGGAAGAAGAATGAGTGCCTTCAAAGTAGTGCAAGATCTTGGTGACTTTACAGTCACTAACGCTACTCAAACCACATTTGATTCTCATATCATAAGAACTGGTGTTCTTAGAATTGGTATTGGGAGTATAAGAGATGGATGTAGAGTAGGTGTTGCCAACACAAATACAATCGGATTTACATCAGCACATATTGGTATTAATGATGACACCATGGAGATGCGATATGCTCATCCAGCTCAAGCAGTGGTGACTGGTATAACCACTGGCGTAAATACTATATTGACTCTAAGTGAGTATGATACAAAATTAAGAGTTAATGATCATGTAAAAATCTTAGGTGAAGCATCACAAGCAGTGACTACTGGAGTGACAACTAATTTTGTAGGTTACTCATCTATGACATACGCAAAAGTTGTTAATATATTTGGACCTACTATTACTGGAAGCAATGGTATTCCAAACTTTGTTCAAATACAAGTTGATTACGATACAAGTCAATACACTCTACCTTTTGTTGGTATAGCAACTGTATATAAGATGGGTGCTATCACTATAAAACCTGATAGTGCAGCAGGAACTAAAGTCTTTATAGAGGAAATTCAAGGATCATGAAACTAATAGCAGAAGAAATAGAATCTATCGATATTCTTACTGAAGAAAAAGACGGTAAGAAGACTCTTTATATTCAAGGACCTTTTCTTCAAGCAGAGATGGTCAATCGTAATAAACGTTTTTATCCTATAAAGACAATGGCAAATGAGGTGAAACGTTATAATAATGATTTTGTTTCAAAAGGTCGTGCTCTTGGTGAACTTGGACACCCAGATGGTCCTCAAATAAATCTTGATCGTGTTTCACATAAAATTGTTTCATTGACACAAGAAGGTAATAATTTTATCGGTAAGGCACAGATTCTTTCAACACCCATGGGTAAGATTGCGGAATCACTTCTAGCAGATGGAGTGAAACTTGGAGTCTCAAGTCGTGGTATGGGATCTATAACAAATATTGAAGGCGTAAACCATGTTGGTGAAGACTTCATGCTTGCCACTGCTGCTGATATTGTCGCTGATCCTTCAGCACCTGATGCATTTGTAGATGGTGTAATGGAAGGAAAAGAATGGGTCTGGGAAGGATCTGTTTTAAGAGAAAGAAAAGTAGAGGAGATTAAAGAGAATATAAATATTTCAGTAGATAAAGGAATTTTAGAGGCAAATAAGTTGCGTCTTTTTGCGGATTTCCTGTCAACACTGTAGTTGTCTAAATAATAACAGAAATTCTTGAAGTTTCTAAAGGTAAAAACACAATGCCAGCCAATAACACACTAAAAGAAATGGAAAATCAGGTAACTAAGGGAGCGACTCCTGCGGAGCCGATGCCCAAGGCACCTAATTATGTTCCTCAAGCAGGAACTGTTGAAGACTTGGGTGGACCTACTCCTACCAACTCTCGTCCAGATGATGAGTCTAATAAGTATAGCACTCCTGCTAAAACTATTAAACAAGTCAAGGATGTTGTAAATTCAAAAGCATCATCACCAGATCCGATGCCAACTGCTCCTAATTATGTCCCAGACTCTGGAAAGAGTATGAGACAAGAAGAGGAGGAAGCACCAGAAGGAGATGTTGTTGCTGAAGAACCAGCAGTAGAAGAAGAGGAAGAAGTAGTAGTCGAACAAGAATTGGATCTTTCACAAGATGTACAGGCACTTCTTGAAGGCGAAGAACTATCCGAAGAATTTCAAGAAAAGGCAAGGACTATTTTTGAAGCAACTGTACGCTCAAAAATCTCTGAAGCAGTCACTGCCCTTGATACTCGCTACGAAAAAGCATTAGTTGAACAAGTAGAAGAGATCAAAAAGGAACTAGTAGAACGTATTGATTCATATATTGAGTATGTTGCTCAAGAATGGATAACTGAAAACGCTCTACAAGTAGAAACAGGAATCAGAAGTGAACTTTCTGAATCCTTTATGTCTGGTCTCAAAGGACTCTTTGAAGAACATTATGTACAAATCCCTGATGACAAATACGATGTTCTAGAGGCTATGGTAGAAAAACTTGATGAAATGGAGACAAAACTCAACGAACAGATCGATACAAACGTTGGTTTAACTAAGCGTTTATCTGAATCTGTCTCCAACAACATCCTAGATGAAATATCTGAGGGTCTTGCACTATCTCAAAAGGAAAAGTTAGCAAGTCTTGCTGATGGTGTTGAGTTTGAAAGCGAAGAACAATACCGTGAAAAACTATCTACTCTCAAGGATTCATATTTTGCTCCTAAGAAAGTAGAAGAATCACAAGAAGTCATCTCTGAAGGAGCTGTAGTAGAAGATAATTCTTCCGCTATGCAAGCATACCTGAATGCAGTGACAAAGTTCCAATAGATTAATTTAACTCAATCCCCCTATAAGGAGACCCACAATGTTTAATTCTGCTGCATTGCAGAAGAAGTGGGCACCTCTTCTAGAAGCTGAAGGTCTTGACAAGATCGAAGATAATCATAGAAGAGCAGTTACCGCCCAACTTCTCGAAAACCAAGAAAGATTTTTAAGAGAGGAACGTGCATACTTAACAGAAGCACCTCCTACAACAAACACTGATCCAAGTGGTACAGGCAATCCAGGTTTCTCTGGTTCTGCTGGTGCATCACCAGTTGCAGGTTTCGATCCTGTATTGATCAGTCTCATCAGAAGAGCGATGCCTAACTTGGTGGCATATGATCTTGCTGGTGTACAACCAATGTCTGGTCCTACTGGTTTGATCTTCGCAATGAGATCTCAATACAACAACCAGTCAGACGGAAGAGAAGCGTTCTTCAACGAACCAGATACTGCATTCTCCGCACAGAACGTCAACGGTATGAACCTTAACCAAGGTGATTACACAGGCGGTACTGACGGTGGAGCATCAGTTGGTTTCGGTACTACTGGTAATCAGGAAGCATATACTGATACCAACCCTGCTATCTTAAACGGTGGTACTCAGAAAGAGTACGCAGTAGGTCAAGGTTTTAGAACTCAAGAGTTAGAAGCACTCGGTGACAACACCACTACTAATGACTTCCGTGAGATGTCATTCAGTATTGAGAAAGTTACTGTTACTGCTCGCTCCAGAGCACTAAAGGCAGAGTACAGTTTAGAACTTGCTCAAGACCTTAAAGCAATCCACGGTCTAGATGCTGAAGCAGAACTAGCAAACATCCTATCTACTGAAATCCTTGCTGAAATCAACAGGGAAATCGTTAGAACAATCTATAAAGTTGCTGAAGCTGGTGCACAAACAAACGTTGCTACATCAGGTATATTCGACTTAGACGTTGACTCTAACGGAAGATGGATGGTTGAGAAGTTCAAAGGTATGATCTTCCAATTAGAAAGAGATGCCAACGCTATCGCACAAAGAACTCGTCGTGGAAAGGGTAACATCATCATGTGTTCTGCTGACGTTGCATCTGCACTTGCAGCTGCTGGTCAATTAGATTACACACCTGCCCTTAACTCTGCACTTAACGTTGATGACACTGGTAACACATTTGCTGGTACACTTAACGGACGTTACAGAGTATACATCGATCCATTCGCTGCCAACTTAAGTGCTGATCAGTACTATGTTATGGGTTATAAAGGTACTTCACCTTATGACGCTGGATTATTCTACTGTCCTTACGTTCCATTACAGATGGTAAGAGCAGTTGGACAAGACACATTCCAACCAAAAATTGGTTTCAAGACCAGATATGGTATGGTTGCTAACCCATTTGCTGAAGGAACAACAGTTGGTGCTGGTGCGATTAACTCAAGCAACAACCGTTACTACAGAAGAGTAAAGGTACAAAACCTAATGTAAGCGAGATGCTTATATCTTTACAAGACTCCTCTTTGAGGGGTCTTTTTTTATGATAAATATAGACATGGCAGAAAAAAATCCATTAACACTAGAGGACATATCAAATAGAAATTTTCTGTCTATTGCAGGATTTCAATTGGTATTGGAAAAATGTCCGAAGGTCGATTTTTTATGCAACATGGCAAACCTGCCAGGTATCTCTTTAGGTATTGCAAATCAAAGCACCTATCTCAAAAATATCCCTGTGCCTGGTGATAAACTTCAATATGGAGATTTTACTATAAATTTTATAG